AAAAAAGGCAGACCACCTAAAAAAAATAAAAAGAAGAAGAAGAAATAGTTTGTCTAAGTTTGATACAAAATCAGAATTAACGCACACAGATTTACAACAACTAATGTTGAAATACCGACTTTCAATAAATGAGCTACACTTGAAAACATCAATCTCTAAGAATGATATTCATGGGTATCTCGCTGGGAGAAAAACTATAACCACAGATTTTGTGGATAGAATCAATCAGATAGGAGAAGACAATGGCAGATAAAGAAAAAGAGATAAGGGAAGGACAAAATGCAAAAGCATTACTTGAAGACCCTTTATTAATAAAATCTTATGAAGTTATACAAAATGATATTTACCAAAAATGGATAAGAACAGAGATAGGAGATACAGATGGTAGAGAAGCCTTGTATCATTCTCTCAGAGGTGTATTGACAGCTCAAAATGTTCTTGTAAATACTATGGAAAATGGAAAGATAGCTGAAAAAGAATTAAGGGGAGGTAAATAGTCATGGCAAAAGATGATATCCCCATAAAAGAATCCACTCATGGTGGTGTGCCTGTAACAGATGTTGCATCGGCACAAAAAGCATTACTTCAAAGTATGCAGACTCCTGAAAAGGAACAAGCTGTAGAAGAAGAAGTGCAAACAGAAACTCAAGAAGATGTTTCTGCACAGGACATGGAGTCCGAATCAGTTGAAACAGAAGCAAGTAATCCAGATGGGTTAACTGCTGAAGATTTAGTAAACCAAGACCAAGAAGAAGAAAGTCAGACACCTGGCACATACACCATTAAAGTTGATGGTAAAGATGTAGAGGTTACCCTCGATGAACTTCAGGCAGGTTACAGTAGACAAGCTGATTACACAAGAAAAAGTCAAGTATTGTCCGAACAAAGGCAAAAAGCTGATTCAGAATTAGCAGCCACTCAACAAGAAAGACAGCGTTACTTATCACAACTTGAACAATTTAACACTCAGGCAGATTCTAAAATAAATGAACTTGCAAAAACTGATTGGACACAACTCAAGGAAGAAGACCCAACTGAATATATGTTGAAAAGAGATCAATATAGAGAACTTCAGGAAAATAAAAGAACAGTTGAAGATGAACAGAAAGACCTTCAGCTTAAATCACAACAAGAAAATCAAGCTAAGTGGCAAGAAGAACTTGGCAGACAGCAAGAAATTATGGTTCAAAGACTACCTGAATGGACTGATCCTGATAAAGGCCCAAAACTTAAACAAAATATAAAAAGTTTTGCAGTTAAAAAAGGATTTACCGAACAGGAAGTTAGTAGCTTAATTGATGCAAGGTCTGTAGATGTTCTACACAAAGCTATGTTGTATGAAAATCTTTTAGCAGCTAAGATTTCTGGAAAGAAAACTAAAGTTGTACCTAAAGTTACTAGACCTGGTTCTCCAGCATCTAAAGGTGAAATCTCTGGTGATAAAGTTAAAGCACAAAGAGCAAGACTAAGGAAGTCAGGACATATCAATGATGCTTCAAGCCTTATTGAAAGTCTTATGACCAAATAGTCTAATACTATAACTTTTTTATAAAGGTAATCAAAAATGGCAATTTATACAAATGCGTATGAAACCTTCGATTCTGCTGACAGAAGAGAAGACTTGGCGAATGTTATTTATAACATCTCACCAACAGACACTCCATTTATGTCTTCTATTGGAACTGGTTCAGCTTCCTCTACACTACATGAATGGCAAACAGATGCGTTGGCGGCAGCAGCTACCAATGTTGTAATGGAGGGCGATAATGTTCCTTCAAGGGCTTTAGTAGCTACTTCTAAATTACTTAACTATTCTCAGATTTCTACGAAACCTGTTGTAGTTACTGGTACTCAAGAAGTAATTAACAAAGCTGGAATGACATCAGAGATGGCTTATCAAATAGCTAAAGCTGGTAAAGAACTAAAAAGAGATATGGAGTTTGACTTAACAGGTGTTAATGTTGCAACTGTTGGTTCATCAGGCACAGGTCGTAGACTTAGAGGATACGAAGCTTGGTGTGTTACTAACGACTCTCATGGAGCTGGTGGTGCTACAAATGGTTCAACGGGTGCAGTTACAGATGGGACTCAAAGAGTTTTAACTGAAGCATTAGTTAAATCAAATCTTAAAGCTTGTTACGATGAAGGTGGTAATCCTGACCTATTGTTAGTTGGTTCATTCAACAAACAAAAAGTATCGGGTTTCACTGGAAACTCTACTCGTATGGACATGGCAGAAGATAAAAGCTTAGTTGCGACTATCGATGTTTATGTTTCTGACTTCGGTGAAGTTAGAGTAGTAGCTGATAGAATCTTGAGAAGTTCTGGAAGGACAACTATGATAGTGGACACAGAAATGTGGCATACTGCTATGTTAAGACCTTTCACAGTTCAAGACTTAGCAAAAACTGGTGACAGTGAAGTTAAACAATTAATAGTTGAGTATACTCTCGTTTCTAAAAACGAAAAAGCTTCAGCTAAAATTGCTGACTGCACAACAGCATAATTTAACTTTCCTCACAGTTAGTTATAGGGTGGGGTTTTACACTCCAATGTTTTTCCCCACCCACCCAGATACATTAATGATGACCTTGAAGAACAGTATCGCTTCGGAACGAGGGTTATTAATACGGAGAATATTTAATGAGAACATTAAATGATTATTTTTTAAAAGGCGAAATAGCTACACTTTCTACGGCTGCTAGTTCTTTTGTAGTTGTTCCAGATGGTGGAAGAATTATAAAGATCACAGCTATGGGTAGAGGAACTATTGCTACAGCACCTGCTGTATTATCTTTTGAGATTGGTGGTGTTGTTGTAACTGGTGGTGGGATTTCATTCACACATACTAGCTCAGTAAACGGAACTACTTTTTCATCTGAACCTACAGCGTTAAATGTTGTTGAAGAAGGTGGAACAATCGAAATGATTACTAGTGGTGCATCTACAAATGCTGTACTAGCTGAAATAACATTTTGGATTAGGAGATAAGAATGAGCAACTGGAGCTACGGACAACGAGTTATAAAGAATCACACGATTACTGTAACTCAAACAGGCACAAACAGAACAGATGCTTTTAGTGCAGGAGTTACTTATGTAAGAGTTACTTCTAGTGCTACAGAAGTATTTGTTGATTTTGGAAAAGCTAGTACATCGGCAGTAGCTACTGGCATACGCTTAGTCGCTAATGAACCTAAAGTGTTTAAGATAGACAATGCTGACAAGATGTCTTGTATTGCAGCTTCAGGTTCACCGAAAGTTTACATTGAGGAGCTTAGTGAGTAATGAGTAGAAGATTAGGAGATGGACAAACATTTCATTTTCATTCTGCTGATGGCACTGGAGCTATACAACATAAGTCGGAAGACTTAACAAAGCTACTCGACCAAAACAAAAGATTGCAACAAGAAGACCATCATATAAAAGATGAACTTCGATTATCTGCTAGGATTCCTGTTACAATTTACTATGAATGGAAGAACAAGTTTGGCGTAGATTTATATGATAAGAATCACGCACCAGCAGTTAGGAAATTATTAAACAGTCCTGACTATAGATATTTAAAAACAACATCTAGGGTAATCTAATGCCAAGATATCAATTTAAAAAAGATAGAACACCAAAAACAAAAGGTTCTTTAAAAGATTTTGACAACATTCCTCTTGGATTATTGGGAAGATCTGCATTAGCTCCTATGATTATAATGAAATTTGCAGACGAAAGAAATAAAATTAGAGCACCAAAAAACAAAAGGAATAAACCCAAATTTAAATAAATGAGGACATAATGGCAATATCAACATATGCAGAACTAAAAACATCTATAGCTTCTTGGCTAGATAGAAGTGATTTAACTGATGTTATCCCTGACTTTATTGCTTTAGCTGAAACAAGGCATAAAAGAGATTTTAAGATCAGAAGAATGGAAACTAGAGTAACAGCTAATACAATTTCAGGAACAGAGTATTATTCTCTACCTGATGATTATATAGCTATGCGTAATATTAAATTAAATTCTGATCCTAAAACTTCATTAGAATATTTAACGCCTGAAATTATGGACAGACTTAATGCTGGAAGTAGCACAGGTATGCCTAAAGCCTATTCAATAAAAGGCAACACTATACAGCTTAGACCTTTGCCTGATGGGGTTTACGAAATAGAAATATCTTATTACAAAACATTCGCAGCTTTATCAGATTCAAATACAACAAACGATATGCTTACTCATCACCCTGATGTTTATTTATACGGAGCGTTAGTTGAAGCAGAGCCTTATTTACAAAACGATAAAAGAATACAAACTTGGTCTGGATTTTACGACAGAGCAAAACAAGACATAATAACTTCAAACGAAAGAGATAGACATTCTGGCACAGCACCAGTAACAAGAATTGATTACGGATTATATTAATGACTACCTGGACTATAGTTGCTAATACATCTACTGGTTATTTTGAAACAGAAAATAATTTAGATTTATTGGTAACAGAAAATGAATTAGTTTTTCAACAAGAAGGGGCAGTAGTAATAGCTCCTGATGACTGGCAAGATGTACCAGCAACAGCAACCACAACATGGAATATACAATAAATGGCAACACAAAAATTTAGTGATTTAACGGCAACAACAACCCCTAACAGTGCATCTGTTTTTGCAATAGCCTACGATGGCTCTAGTCTTGGCGTTACATTGTCAAACATTGCAGCTAACTTACCTGCTACAACAGCAACAAGTATTACAACTTCTGGAAACGCTACTATAGGTGGCGACTTAACCATAACAGGCGATGATCTGTTTATGGCAACTAATACCAGTGGTGCAGCTTTAATAGCTGATGGAACGAATTTTAATCCTGTCGTTATATCAGGTGATATATCTATAGGTACAACAGGTACAGCAGCTATAGGAAGTGGCGTAATTATTAATGCTGATGTAAATGCTTCGGCAGCTTTAGCTTTTTCTAAGATGGCAAACTTAACAGTATCAAGACTGTTAGTATCAGATGGTAGTGGAGATGTTAGTGTATCAGCAGTAACTTCTACAGAAGCAGGTTATTTAGATACTGTATCTTCAAATATACAAACACAATTAAATGCAAAAGCAGCATCTAACTATGTTCCTGCATCTATTACAGTTGCAGATGAATCATCAGACCAAAGTTGTTTTCCTTTATTTGTTACGGCAGCGACAGGTTCTTTAGGAGCAAAAACAGCATCAGGTCTAACCTTTAACTCAAGTACAGATGTATTGTCAGGTACTTTTGCAGGAAATATTTCAGGTAATGTAACAGGTAATACTTCAGGAACATCAGG